GCTGTCGTCGCACCTACCGTGCCATTGATATTGATCGAGGCAGTTCCAGTCAGGTTGGTGACCGTCCCACTGCTTGGTGTACCCAAAACCCCGCCATTCACCACGAAAGCGCCAGAAGAGCCTGTATTAACCGCCAGCGCGGTTGCTACGCCGGTTCCCAGCCCCGTAATCGAACCAACCGCCGGCGTCACCGTTGTGTTCCCAGCCGCAGTCAATTGCCCTTGCGCATTGACTGTAAACGTCCCCACCTGAGTCGCGGACCCATAAGAGGTAGCGGTTACGCCAGTGCTCGAAATGGCAATCGTGACCGGAGCCGATCCGTTGTACGAAGTCCCGCTCAAGCCTGTACCAATCGTCAATGCCGAGGAAGCCGTCGCCGTAACCGTTACCGTGCCACCCAAAGACACGGTCGATCCATTGATCGTGATAGCGCTATTTGTCAACCCCGCATTAGGGATCGTAGCTACAGCGGTAAATGCGCTCGTGCCATTCCCAACCAAATACCCAGTCAGCGTCGTTGCGCCGGTACCGCCGCTGCCAACTACAAGGGTGGAAGATAGTCCTGCTGCGGTGCCAGTTGTGTTTTGATTAAGAGTCGGTATATCGGCTGCAACAATCGCCCGAAAGGTCGGAACACCTGCTGATCCATTGGGAGCAGATAAAAAATAATTTGCGGTTTTGCTTGCGTACGGGTTTTGTGTATCCCCATAACCAGATGCCAAACTAATAACTGGCGTCGTTGTCCCCGTGGCCACCGAAACCGGTGAAGTGCCAGATACCGACGTAACCGTCCCGCCACTTGATGGGCTGGTATTGGTAATGGTGATCCCACCGGAGGCGTTAGTTACGCTAATCCCGGTGCCAGCAGTCAATGTGGTTCTGGTAAATCCCGTTCCATTGCCGATGTCTAACGCCCCGTTGGCAGGGGTGCTAGTCAGTCCAGTACCACCATTTGCAACAGCAACCGTACCAGTTACGTTAGCCGCGGTTCCTGTGGTGTTCTGGTTAAGCGTTGGAATATCCGCGGCAACAATTGCTCGAAAAGTGGGTGCTCCCGCCGATCCATTTGGCGCAGCCAAAACATAATTTGCCGTCTTGCTGGCATACGGATTTTGCGTATCCCCGTAACCGCTGCTAAGGCTAATTGCTGGTGCGGTTCCGCCACTGGACGCAACAGGAGATGTTCCAGTAACTGCCGTTACCGTACCGGTCGCAGTAGATGAGAGCGTGCCAGTAGAAAAACTCAGCCCAGATCCGATCGTTACATTGGAAAACCCACCGGATCCGTTGCCGTACAGAATTGAGGTTCCAGACGTTGCCGGGGCGTAATCTGTGCCGCTTGATGCCGCGCTAATTGTTGTTCCATCACCTTTCAGAAGACCGGTGACGGTGGTAGACAATGTGATTGCCGGAGTTGTTGTGGCATTGGCCACAGTGCCGGCCAACCCGTTGGCAGACACTACCGAAACGCTGGTGACAGTTCCTGCTCCTGCCGGTGCCGACAAGGTTCCGGCAGAAAAAGACAACCCGGAGCCAATTGTTACGTTGGAGAATCCTCCAGACCCATTCCCGTACAAAATTGATGAGCCAGATGTGGCAGGCGCATAGTCAACCCCGCTTGTTGCGGCACTCACCGACGAACCAACGCCCTTCAGCAATCCAATAACACTTGACGTTATTGTGATAACGGGCGTTGTTGTTGCGTTGGCAACGGTCCCGCCAAATCCGTTTGCTGATGCTACAGAAACGGACGTTACGGTCCCTGATGCAGGCAACGACCCCCAAGAAATAGAACTTCCGTCAGTGGTTAAATACTTTCCGGAATTTCCAACTTGAGACGGCGCAAGCGCGGAAAAAGCAGCAGTTGCAGTGGTTTGCCCAGTTCCGCCGTTTGGAATGCTGACAAACCCATTGTCTACAATGCTGACCAATGGGCTGGTTAACGAGATGCTTGGATTGCCAGAAATCCCGTTTCCATTGGTTATTGAAATTCCAGAACTTCCAGCGGATATTGTGCGACCCGTCAACGTGACGGCGTCTGTTTTTACTTGTATCCCGACCCCAGAACTTACCAGAGACAATAGCGCCCCGGTTGTGGTGATGTTAAGCACGCCCTGCGGACTGCTTGATGATAACGTCAGGCCGTTGATCGCCCCTAAATACCTGCTATTTGTCAGCGTGGGCTCTTGATTGAGCGTTAGAAAAGTCTGAGTCTGTATGGGAGACCCAGCAAGCGCCGCCGCTGTCGTTTTTACCGTAACGCCGTTCTGAACTACAGGAACTACCTCAGATCCAGTAATTGGCCCCGCTGCAGGTAACTGAGTGATCGTGACTTGTGACGACATTGCTCTTAACCCGGCGGACTGGGTTCAATGGTGTTTTCATTACCATTGTTGGCGGGGGTTTCATTGCTCCCCTGAATTGATATGTAATACTGGTTGTTTCCGGTCGTAATCATGTAATCCCCGGTGCCATCAAGGTTTACATCAGGACGAGGAAACCGAATTGTAATCCGCTCGGTCTTTCTTGCAGGCAAACGATACGGATCAAACTGATCAGCACAGCCATTGTCACAAACTTGCAGGCCGGGAAAGTTTGGATCTGGTCTCAAAACTGCGTGCGGGTACTTCATCTTGCAGCGATCACACACCGCAATTGCGATGTCCGAGTACCCACGAGTGTCAAGAAAAATTGGCATTACCGGGTGTAAACAGCAATGTTGGGTGCCAGATAAATCGGTGACTTATCGCGCTCTTCAGACTCGGCCAGCCCAAGATATTTCTCTGCCTGCGCCTCAAGGTACGTCACCCGATCCAATGGAACACCCGGCAACTCTAGGCTCATGCGATGAGCCAGCATCATTATCGTTGCCTCATACCACCTCTGAGGAACTTCAAGCTCATTTGTCAACGCCCCAACGTCGTCAATCTGCCGTGAATACCAAACCGTCATTTGCACAAACGGATCGCTTGGAACCGGCCACAAGTACATCTTAGACTGCGGGATCGTGCGGTTAAACCAGTACTGGAAGGGCTGATTGGCCGTAAAATTCTTGTTTGGCAGGTTGGTGTAATCGTCTCGGTTCAACCGCGCCATCGTGATCTCGGTTGAGTTATTCCCAAAGAACAACTCCCGCAAACTCAACGTACCCGAGATTGCCCTGATCCGATAGTACGCAACTGTGTAGCCCGGATCGATGTCGTACCAAATCCATTCATTGTCAACCCAAACAGTTGATCCGGGAGCGGAGATTGTGGTCCATGTGATTCCATCAGCGGAACACTCAAATACCACATTGAACGTGCCAGAAACGCCCGGCAGGACACCGATAGACCCAATATAGACCGCTGAATCATATTCGACCGCTATGTTGCCGCCAGCAGAAGTCTGCGTGCAGATGGTGTCTATGTAGCCGTCAAAGGCGTAATCAACCAGTCCGCCTGCGCTGCTTGTGTAAATCCCTGTCGGCCTTGCCATCTTGCGATACAAGGCTTGCAATACGTCGTTTCCGCCAACAGGAAGGTCGTAGATGTACTGGTTGGCCTTCAGGCCGTACACTTTCTTTTCGATTGCCCAATACTGAATACCTATATTGATAAGGTTGGACAACAGAAAGAACAAGGACTCACGAGCAGACGTTACCTGCTCCGACGTGAGTTCTTCAGCAAGTTTACCGGCCCGACGTGCTCCGTGGTCAATAAGTGACTGCACATTAATTACAGTCGTACCAACAGTTCCACTGTAACTCATTGAATACCACCGACCACTTGGGCACGTTCTAGACTGCGTCGCAGTTGTTGCGCCGCTGTTTGATTTGCAACCGCTTCATCAGATTTCTTTACGCCGCGAGTTGCTTCACTAATTTTTTGTGAATGATCTTTGCTTAACGTCTTTCCATACATTGGGTTTTTATTACCCTTTTTGGAATCTGACAATTTTGCCTTGGTTTCGTCAGACAAAGTCCAGCCACTTCGGGGTGCCCTTCGCCCCTCAGCATACGCCTTTTTTAAAGACTCACTGCGTTTCCGTTTGGTTTCTTCAGACTGCACCTTACCTTTGTGGGAATCTGACATTTTCTTTCTCAAGCCTGATGATGGCTCAAGAGTCCCGTCACCGCCAGCCGTCAAGTTGTAACCATTTGGAACTTGAGTGTTGTATTCGGCTATTACGGCAATTTCAATTGTTTTTGCTGCGTCTGGTCCAAACGCACTAGCGTAGTGTACAAAATCAAAATTTTCGATTCCGTACTTTTTGATTGCAGAATGCAATGCAGGTGCACTGCCTTTTGCGTTCTTGTGTTTGTTCCATCGTTTAGATAGGCTGTTTGTAAGCCCAACATATTTCTTACCATTCACCATGTTGGTGATGATATAAATATGCCAAGTGCCAACAGTCCCAGAATAAGCCAAGGTTCACCTCACCAAGACGGACAATTCCAACGCTTCATCGAGGCTCTTGCGCGACTGCCTTTTTCGCTCTTTTCCGCCACCGGACCCATCCGGGCGCAAAACGAATCACGCCTTGATCCGCCTTGCGGTTGCGGTGCCTTGAGATCAGATCCAGTCTCTCTATTGTACTTGGCTCTGCCCTTCGCGGTAAGCCCCGCACCCTGATCCGCAGGTAATTTTTCACCCCGGCCGATTGCCAGACTTGGGCCGCCATTTTTCATCTTCGCAGTCTTTTCAGACTCACGGAATGCTTCAGCGGTAGGAGCGCCCGGAGAGCCGGGTTTGCGCATCCTCTCGTCGCTACCCTCGGCTATCCTTTTTCTCTTGGCTGCAATGTTGGCATACAAGCCGCCGCCTTTCATTTTCTTTTCCAAAAACACTTTATCAACCATCTCTAACCTTTCTGGCTTGGTTGTTTCTTTGTTGATAATGCTCAGGCGCTCTGACTTGCTTTTACCTGCGTCATAAAAACCTTCTTTTTTCAAAGATTTTATTACGCCACCATCATTCATTGTTTTATCAGCCGCAGCAAACTCTTTCCCAACCGACGTAGGAATGCCAACCTTCTTGGCAAACATTGGGTTATGCGCCACCGCCTCCATAAGCCGGTGCTGGGCTGGTGATTTGCTTGGCATGATCAGTCAGCATTCTTGATGAGAACCAACTCAAAGAACCCAGCAGCCTCATTGTCAACAGCGCCACCGATTGCCTCGCCTTGAATGCGAGTCTTTTCGGCAATTGCAATAGGATATGGGAAGTCAATGGTAGAAATTCCGTTATTGGTTACAATGACTGGGCCAGTCAAGGCAATCCCGTTTGTACCAACAAAACGTGTTCTCGCCGTAATCAAGGTGGTTCCAGCGTCTTGCGCCAAACCAATTCGAGCCACTGCTAAATATCCCGTATAGCCAGCAGGAACTGTGTATTGGCTTGATGTTGCGTTGTTGAAAC